CGGCAGTTGTCAAACTTGTTGATGCGTTAGTAAAAATAACGTTGGAAACAGAGTAGCTACCAGTATTCAAAATTGGTAGAACTGTATCGCCAGTTGCGTTTACGTTAACACCCTGATAAGAAGCTAATAGGCGAATAGCCTGGTTAGTTGCTAGGTTTGATGGGTGATTTGTTACGGTTGTTGCTGGTCCTGGATTTGCCATGATTTTAATTCCTTAAATTTATTGTTTAAAAATGGGGGGTTTTACGCCCCCTATTTCATTACGATGCGATACGGCAAGCCAATTCAGGGTACAAAGGTGCCCAGCCATACAGAACGTCCAAACGAGTTGGGATGGAATCGTTATTGATGGTGTATTGACGAACCACACGGATTGACAAACCTAGTTCTTTATCAGAAGCACGGCCAGCGAAGTGGACCCCTTCAGGTAATTCTAAGTCAGCGCACGCTAACGTAAATGCGTTGCGGTGCATCAAAATGTTCTGTGGTGAAGTTACGCCAGTATTGTTAAATGGTGTAACAGTCTGTGAACCAGTTGATGTAACGCTAACGTTTTGGAACTGACCAGCAGTAATAACGGCTGGAACAACAGTAACAGTTGCAGTACCGCCGGAACCAATTGCAGTTGTAGATTGAACTACAAAGTTACGCAATTTGCCATAAGACTGACGGTTCTGTGGGTTAACTGCATAAACGCCAGCGATTGTAAATGTATCGCCTTGGTTCAATGTAGCGGCCGCAGAAGTAGCGCCAATAGTGATGTTGCTTGAATAAGCCCAACCACTTGTCAAGAAGCCAGTTGCAGTTGTTACGTTGCAAGATAAAGTAGCAGAAGAATAAGAACCGAAAGTTTGTGAAACAACGTTTTGGTCCATATACCATGACATTCCACCGGAATCTTTGCCCATAAGACCTTTTGTATATTGGTCAGAAATTTGAGCAGTTGGAACAAACAAACCTTTTAAGCTATCAACAATTGTTGAAGAAGTAAATGGTTCGATTGTGCATGAACGGCGGCCATCACGTGGTGCGCCTTCAGAATCAAGGTAAGCGGCCGCAGTCAGGTAAGTAATCAAACCAGTTGGAGCAGTACCAGCAGTACCAACGATGTTTGCAGTATTGTTTTTAGCAGTTACCAAACCATCACGGTCCATCTTATTTGCAACTGTTGCGATTGCCGGTTTCAAAATTCTGTCCGAGAACATATCAAGGCTTAATGCCAAATCTTGGGTTGTGAACTGGGTTGAAACTTGAAACTGTGTTGACAATGTAACTGGTACTGAAGTTTCGTTGAAATCTTCAACTACTAAATTAGGACCTATTGCGCCTAGGAAGCGTCCAGGACGGCGAACGTTTACTGTTTGACCAATCTTTGCGCCAACTACGGCAAACTGGTCATCATAGTTACGGTCAACTTGGCCTGTAAATGTTAATTCGTTTTCGAGGACCATCAACGCTTCGTTGGTGATCTTGCTAATTGTTAATAAATTATTTGACATAATATTTCTTTCAAAATTAAATTAGGTTTAACCTTATCTAATCTTCCCGGCTTTCCGTGCGGCTTTCCATTGTTGGTACGGAATATCATTGCCATCCATACTAACTTCGGCTACGCCACCCGTGGACCTTAAAGGACGAATAGGTTCAGGTGCATTAGACTTCGCCGCAACAGTTTTCTTTTCCGCTTTCGCTGGGGCATCAGTCTTTTCAAACTGCGCTTCCAGCTTCCCAATTAGTTTTAAAGCACTTGCAGTATTCATGGATGAAAGCTTTTCAGCTAAATCATCATTGCTTGCCAGTTCATATAGGATTCTTGGTCCTACGTCACTTTCAACAATTGCATCTCGCACCGTGTCATTTACTGATACTGAACTTGATGCCACCATTACTTCGTAATCAGGTATTTCAGCTTTAGTTGCATCTAGCTTTTCTTGCCAAGTCTGAATGACCGTAGCACGTTTAGCTTCAACTTCCTTCTGCCTAATTTCCTGTTCACGTCTTGCTAATGCTTGTTCCGCTGACCAATCTGCTAACGCTTCTGCATATTCAAAAGCATCTTTATAATCGTCCGGCGTTGGCTTTCGATTACTTTCAGGTGCCTGGGTAGGTGCCTGGGCGTTCTCTCTAGCCGCTAAACGTTCTTCTAATTCTTTAACTTTGGCTTCCGCTTCTTTGCGTTGCCTAGTCAGTTCAGAAAAACGCTTTTCTAACTTTGGGTTTTGCTTCTTTTCTTCTGTTCCGGTCGCTTCATCTTCAGCTAATCCTGGTTCACTCTGTCCTTTTTCGGCCGCTGGCTCTACTGGAGTTTCCTCAACAGTAGCCGCAGTTGGGCTTTCTTCGGAAGCTAAACCTAATTTATCAGCATGGAATTCAGCTAAATTTTCACTTGTTACTATTGAACTGGCCTGTTTGGGCTGGTCCATTACTTGTGCTTCTGACATGGATAACTCCAAGAATTAACCCTATGAAAACACCATAGGTAGTGTTGTTAAGTAATCTTAATACTAAATGTAGTGTTTTGCAACTACATCATTTGTTGTGGTGGTTGTTCTTGTGGCATCGATTGTTGCGGTTGGGGCAACATTGTCTGCATATTGTCAACAATGCTATTTGCCGCACGGTCCATATAAACGCTTTGGTCTTGGTTACGTGAAGCAATTTCAGCTTCTAACCTAGCGGTGTCCATATGGCCAAGGATCAATTTCATCAACGCATCAATTTCAGTCTTGTTTTGGCTGGTTACAGAACGGGTGTTTTGGTCGTGTAATTTGACTTCAGCGGCCAATACTGCACGTCTATCTTCACCAGTTTGACGCACTTGCTCCACGTCCTGACGGTTTTTAATCATCATCTGCAAGCCCTGGATTTGTTGTGCCATTGCTTGCATTTGTTGCTGACTTTGTGCCAGTTGCATTTGAACTTGTGGTGGAATAGGTGATTTATCGTCAATTTGGGCTAATGGATTGCTTGCGGCTAGGCGGTCAGCAATAATGTCAGCACCAGGGAAATCCATATTTCTAAAGATTAAGTCACCGGCTTGTTGCATAAGGCCTGGATCAGCGCTTAACAAGGTCATCATCGAATCAACTGCTTCTTGGCGTTTGGTGTTGTAACCAGGGCCAGTTTCCATTACTACGTCATATTCACCAACGGTTACGTCATTCAATATCATTTCAATGCCATTTTCATCCGTTTGACCTGATTTTTGATTAATTGTGGTCAATTCAGGTTTGCCGTCATCCCCAATAATTCGCATTACCCTTTCAGAACTGTAAATTTTAGGGATAAGGTCAAGAATAATACGGCCAGTATGGGCAATAGAACGTGTCAAATTGTCGTAATAATGAAAGTTAGTCATATCCACTTGCATTTGCTGGCCTTGCAATGCCTTACCACTCATCATGCCTTGGGGCAATTGGCTTGGATCAAAAATACCTACTACGGCTTGTAAATCTTGGGTAATAGATTGTGCGGCCGCCATAATGCCAGTTGGTGGTTGTTCCGGTACCTGACGAATTGGGGGCGGTGCTGGCTGGCCATTAATATCGGTCATCTTGTAACGCAAATACGAATAGGCCGTATTGTTAGCATTTGACCATTCAGATTCGTGACCTTCATCTTGGCCCTCTGCCATGATCCATTTAGCCCGTGGTGCCAGGGCAACAGATTCAGTCATAGATGTTTGCCAAAAGTTATACATCCGCTGGGGGTCTTTAGCCATACGTACTAGGCCAAACTTCTTACGTTTGTTATCTACAACGCATTGCTGACCATAAGTTGGTACTACTGGGATGTATTTACCAGCCCAGGTGCCTTCTTCTAGCACTTGCATAGCGGTTAGCTTGCACCATTTAATAGATTTTCTAAAGGTTTTACGGCGGCTTACCTCATAAATGCCAGCCAATTCCATAGCATCTTTGCTTGGTAATTCATCTTCATAAGCGCTAGTGCCATCAGATAATAAAACTAAATAAGTGCTTTCAATGCGGGTGTAAAAGTATTCAGCAATACGAATATCGTGTTTTGTCACCCATTCGCTATTGCTATCACCGGTGCCACGTGCTGAAAAACTACCGCCATCATCGGCATCAGGATACATTTTTCTAAAGTTTTCTTTAGCCATGACCACGGTAATAAGGCATTTCTCTGCATCAGAACCATCCGGTGCTACTGAATTTGGGTCAAAGTAAACGGTAAATGGATTGTCAATTGGCTTAATGTAAATTTCCTGATCAAAACTATCAGGACGTACATAGTCAGTAGTAATACGCCAATAACCCCATCCCATACGTACCGCAAAATCAAAAGCGGTGTCATAAGCATGGTCAGCATTGGAATTGACTTCAACGTGACGGCAGATACCAGTAATGATTTCAGCCATCTTGGCATCAGTTTCATTGTTCATGCCCTGGCATTTGATTCGTGGGCGTTGTTGGCGTTGTTGATTACAAATCTGCCTTACATACGCATCCACTTTATTAATGGTCAGGCAAGGTCTGGCTTCTAATGTACGGCTATTTTGTATTTCTACTGGCCATTGGTCACCAGCGGCAAACTTTACGTCATCTAAAGCTTCTTGACGATTAGTGGTATCTGCTTCGGCCGCCTGACGTAAGAATTCGATTGCTTCGGTTATACGGGAATCCCCGTCTGTGTCACCGTAATATTTCTTATCTTCGTAGTAATCAGCCATATTTATCCCATCCAGCCTATTGGTGCCCTTTGACTTGCCTTTTGTGGCTGGGCTTTTCTAGGTTCATTAATCATTAATCCAATGTACCTGAACGCATCGGCCCCGTGCGAATATTCATCGTGTAGTGGCTTGGCACTAAACATTTTCGTGTCAGGGTCAACGTCATACCGGTAATGTCTTAAACATTGTAAGCCTTCTTCAGTATTTTGCCTATCGAAATAGCATTTATTGAATATGGTTCTTGCGGCATTAATACTGTCATTTACTGGCACACGGTCAAGGATTTGCACTTTCATGCCGGTAGCCCTGACAATTTCTTCTATGGATTTGCCGGTGCCTAATGATTTGGCTTTGGCATCATGTGGTAGCCATATCGTGTCATAAACGTAACCAAACGATTGAAGCTTTGCCATGTAATAACTAATAGTTTGCTGGCTATCTTCAAAATAACGTAATAACCTAGTTTCCTGGCCAACAAATTGCAAAATCCACACGGCCGTTTGGTCTGCCCACCCAAGATCGAACACGGCATGGCATGGTTTAGTTGCATCCCAAGGAATATTGCATATACGGCCTTCTAATTCAGCCATAGTAACTTCTTTAGCAAATATGGCACCATCCACCGTATGCCGTGGTATTCCTTCCCAAACGTTGTTATATGCTTCTATATCCCTACCCTGTAAGGCACGGCGTTCCAAATCTAATACTTCAGGAAACCAAGGATTGTCTGACCAATTAATCTTTTGAATTACTGCATTTTCCGGTGGGTTCATTACGAACCGCTTCCAGGTTTCATCAGTAGGCAGTTCAGGGTTAAAGCTAATCCATATTTCGCTATCCGCTTTACGGATGGTTGGCACTAGGACGTTCCAGCTATTAGGGCTTACAGATTGGGCTTCTTCCACCCAGCAAATATCAATACCTTCAATAGATTTAACATTGTTTGTATTATTCTTAACGCCTACAAATATGAATTCAGTACCGTTTATGCCCCTAATGGTGCGGTCTGTCACTTCATAATGGGCTTCTAGTTCTAGGTTATGGATTTGATCTACCAGTAGCTTATGTACCGAATCTTTAATACTGGTTTGGAATTCACGGGCGCAAAGTACCCGTATGGATTGTTCACACCCTTTTAGTAATAGCGCCCTGGCTATGTTCCATGACTTACTACCACCCCGGCCACCATAAAGAACTCTATATCGTGCTTTAGCTGGTTCAAATAAACATTTAAGCTTTGCCGGAAACCGTGCTTTAGCTTTAGCTTCCTGAATCGTTGCCATTGGCCGGTTCTTCAAAAGTCAATACAAAACCAGTTTTTAGTTCTAATCCACCAGGGCCTTGGATTTCTTGTACCGCTACTGCTTTACCGTCCATCCTATCCATGATTTCCTTGATGGCCCACGCTTCACCTTTTTCAGCGGCTTCTACTAACTTGTCAGAAATGTTTCTTAATTTACGTTGATCATTCTGTACCAATATCAAACGCAAAGTATCGTAAAACATCTTGCCCTTCTTGGCGTTGTCATTGCCAATAGGCGCACCCACTTTATTTGTATCAATTGATAAAGTCATGATTTGTAAAGCTTTCTTTACTCTGCCGATTTAGTAATTGTAATATCTTCAGGGTTTACTTGCATACCCTCTACTGGCTTGTTCTTGGCTATCCATTGTTCGTTAGCACTTGCTAACAATTTGTTATGAAGTTCTTCTACGAGTTCCATAGGTAGCTTCTTTAAACCAGCTAATAGCAGTTGAACTTCTTTAACGTCTAAATCTGCAAAAGTGATCATGCTTATACCCTTTTTGGTTTGGTTTTCTTGGATTTGCTTGCGGCATTTTTTTCAGCATAAGCAATAGCTACTGCTTGCTTTACTGGTTTACCAGCCTTAATTTCAGTCTTAATGTTTTCTTTAAATGCTTTAGGTGATGCTGATTTTTTTAATGGCATAGTAGTCTTTCGTGATAATTTTTGTTTAACAACTGTTGCTTTAGAAGATAATAATCTTGTTTTTCTTACATAAGTACGTTTTGCTGGTTTTTCAATGGGCGGTGCTGGCTTGAATATATAAATCATTCCTTGGATTAACCATTTAAACATTAGCAGTTCCAGTTCTTTAAGCTTGCTTTAGCACGTTCTGCCGGTCCTTTAGCCTTTTTAACTACGCCTTCCATCCTGGCACAAAAAGAAGCTTTACGCCCTTTGTCTTTTTCTGTCTTTGGATTTGGGACTGGGGCTTTCAAGTTGCTACCATTCTTTGCATTGTATTCAGCACGGCCTTTAGCGGTCATGCCAGCACCTTTATCCGTAGGATTGTAGGTCTTACCCTTGCCGGTGGTTTTATGCTCTATGGGCTTATCGTGTTTTTTAGTAGCCATTACTTTTTCTTTGCAGTTTTAGCAGAATCAATAAATGCTTGTTTAGTAGGTGCGCCCTTTGTGCCAGGTTTACGCATACGTTCTACTGGTTTGCCTTCAGCTTTTTCTTCCTTGATCCTATTTCTTTTAGCGGCGATATTGGCGTAAAGTCCAGGTTTAGTTGCCATTTTTAGCATCCTTTGCAAATTTAAAGTCACTTCTAGGTGTTCTTCTGTTAACTTTTTTGGCGGCTGGGCGTTTTACCGCTGGTTTATTGTCTTTAGTAATAAATGTGTAGCTTATATCTAAATTTTCAATTGGCAATTCTACTTTTTTGACTTTGTACCAGCCAAAATGGGCCATAATTTTTTCAATTAGTTTATCTTGCGGATCATGTAAATCAATGTTCATGCTTGCTCCCTATCAGTTATAAAACATACGTCTTGCCATGACATTATCAGATAACGTTCATCGCTAGTAAAGTATTCTTGATATTTTAGGTATTCATCGCCACCCATTGTGCCAAATCTAACGTATTGGCCTACTTCTACTGGCATAGCTTCACGGCGGCCTTTAATGCGCTTGCCTGGGCCTACGGCTACTACCGTGCCCATGTTGTCCACTTCTTTGTTATTAACAATGATGGTGGAACTTAAAATGCGTTTATCCGGGCGAACAACTATCTTGTCCCCCAAAGGTTTTAATATAAA